ATTTGCGCTCTTTAGCACGATCTCGCGCAGACCGCTCAAAACTTTGTTTTCGAACCCGTCCACGTCGATTTTGACGTGATCTGGCGGACGAATCCCGAAGCTTTCGACCAGCGAATCGCCAGAAAATGCTACGGAACCCTGCTCGTAGGCCCATTCTTTTTCAACCATCTTGAAATTCAGATCGGATGCATAGGAATGGCACGAACCCCCGGCTTGCAGGGAAGAAAGGCGCAAGGTATCCACCGTGTTTCCATCCGACAGGCAGAACGGGAACGCAACCGCCTTGTCTTTGCATTGGTTCATCGCCAGATTGCGAATCAGCACCGCGAAATTCTGAGATTCCGGCTCAAACGCGACGACTTGCAAGCCTTGCTTCCACGCCAGCAGCGTATAAAGCCCAATATTGGCTCCGATATCCCAGAATACTTCTCCCGGTTTCATGCCGCGAATCCACGCAACCGTGTCCGGTTCTTTGGTGTAGATGCTCCGGACGCGCCACTCACAATTAGAATTCGGCAAGTTGAAGATAATGCCGTCCACCATGGTATTCGGCTGAATCCGTTCGTACTCTTGCAGTGTCATCATGATCTTTTCCTCTATTAGCTACTCATCCACGATGTTCCGTCGCCGAATTTATGGCGACCCCACCGATCATATTTAGCCATACCGATCTCCTGAGAGATCGCATATCGCAGCATTACGATCCCGTACCGGGTCGCGCACATCAAATCTTCGTTCAAGGTAACAACCTTGCCATCCACACGGTGATACATGCGATATTCGTCAATCCACTGCGTCAGATTCCGGTTGACTTTGAGCCGTCCCGTGTCGAATCTCTGCGACATTTCCATGAGTCCGGCTTCCACAGACACACCGCGCTTGTCCGGAAACTGCGCATAGTCCGAGATCATGTTTAACCCCTGATCCCGGTAAAACTGAGCGATCTGGATACCAGATCCTTTCTCGGTTTGCAGGCCATCTTTTGGCCATGCCACGGGAATCCACGTTCCCCACGGTTTGATTGCAGCAGCGTGGATGATTGGAGTCTCACGGGACTGGCGATAAACAGAGGCGACGTGAATCACATCGTCGTCCGGGTCGTGAATCAGCTTTACCGCAGCGGTAGGGTGATTCCAACCGAAGTCAAGACCGATGATCTGAGTCCAATGCTCCGGGATTTCTGCCAGCGGCGATTCCAGAATGTCAGCTTCAGGCGTCTCAAATACCTTCCCAGAGCCAAGGAACGGGATGCCATTGGCACGGGCTTCACGTTCGTGTGGCAGATACGCGGCAACGATCTGATCGCGCTCTTCCTGCGTATAGTGGTCGACATCATCGATGGTCATCTGGATAAGAATCGTTCCCGGTTCCTTGTTCCAGAATCGCAAAACCACAAACGTCATCCCCAAGAGCGGGGTAAACGTAAGGTACGCGATACCCTTAGTGTTGTTGGTACGCGTAAGACCTTCCGAGTAGATATCTTCCGGGGGTTCTTCATCGAACCACACGAAATCGAGCGTTTCAGCCTGCCACGCCTCGCGACCGTCCTGATAACCCTTGAAAACGAGAAGAGACGTGTCTCCTGTTGCGTGACGAACAAGTACTGATTCAACAGCGTCGGGAACCCCCCGAGCCTTCTTGTAATCAATAATCCGGTCACGCGGGATCGTTCCCGTTCCGATAGCATTAGTGGGGCCAAGAAGGATACGCTGCGCACCATCGCGCGCGACTTCTGCATTCTTGGAACCCGCCCAACCACGGGTTGCCCTTTTGAACCTCTTGCCTTCCCACCAATCCGGATACAGACCAGTAAGGTGCATTGCCGTTTCACAACCCGCCGCATAGGTATTGTGGTGAATGAGTCCACTTCCGCAATAGTTGGAATATTTGGGCACCGTGAAATCATAAACTTCATGGCGTCCAATCGGTATGACCGCTATAATATGGCTTCCATCTATATCGGGGGTATGCCATGTCACGTTTTCCTGCGAAGAAGCGCCAAGAACTGGAAGCGAAGTTGCGCCCACTGATCGAAGAGCAAGGGATGCAGCAGCACAAAGTAGCCGAACTATTGGGCGTTTCTGAAGATTGGGTTCAGCGTGCCTGTAAGCGACTTGGGCTAGCCACCCAACGCACCGGGCCACGCTCAGGCGAACAGCACCCAGATTGGCGCGGCGGCACAATTTTGATAAAAGGCTATCGCTTTGTGTATTCGCCGGATCATCCGTACAAGAAATATGGACGTTACATGGCGGAACATCGCCTTGTGATGGAGAAAATTCTGGGCCGCTATCTGCAACCCGGAGAAGTTGTGCACCATATTGACGGAAATCCACTGAATAACGATCCAGTAAATCTTTTCCTTTTTTCCACAAATGGCGAACACCTGAGTCATGAATGGAAAGATCCGACCGGGAAGATGCGCGCAGCAAATCGGAGGCGTAAATCCACCCGGATTCCGTCAAAATCCGATGATGATCCGCAACTGCAATAGATCTTCCATCAGACATAACAAGTAACAAACATTCATGCCAACCGTCTTTTTTAAACGGTTGGCAAATACTCGCCGGAACCTTCTTTTCCCCATCCCAAGCCAGAACTACGTCACCATCACGCAATTCACAAACGCGTTTCGTTCCGCCCGGAACATCTATCTTGCTATGGCGGGTAACGCATTTGCCTAACTGGTTGCCTGCCATTAAGCATCGCTGACGGAACTGCAAGCCAGCCGCGTGAAACTCACGTTGCTTGCCATAGGGCTTGTAGAGAAAGAGGCTGTAATCCCGCGTCAGCCGCTTTAACTCTTCAAGCTTCGCCAGTTCCTGAGTCGGGTTTAGCATTTCTCTTCGCTTCCAGTGCCGCTCTTGCTTTTCGGAGATGTTCCAATTGCCGCTCAGACGGCCCCTTCTTCTCTTCCACAACCTTTGCCACTACATCCACCACATCATCCTTGCCAATCCCCAATTCCTCGCGCAGTTGAGCGATCTTCGCACTCACGACTTCCGGATCTTGTGGGGCAGTATTCTTGATTTCCTGAATCGTCCGCTCCGAATACTTCGGATCGCGGATCATCGTCGCCCACTTAATCATGTCCATCGCGGTTTTGTAGGCAGTCGCGCTCCTCGGATCTTGCAGAAGCTGTTCCTTCAACATCAGCATCTCATCGGCCAGATACGCAGCACCGTACTTCATGGAATGCTCGTAAGCCGCACGGAATTCCTCATCATCCTTGAGCCACTGCACGACCAGATTCCAGTCCGGCAGATCCGGCTTTATCCACTCCGGATCATCTACAGGCTTAGGAGGATTCAGGATGTGCTGGATCGGCTTGCCATGTGCCAGTTCTTCCAGAATGTGCTTTTTGACGGCTCTAGGATTCATACTTGGCCAAATCCAATACTCGGATTATGTTGAATGAGATGATTATTCGCAGCCTCAAACCCCTGACGAAAAATATCCTTTAACCATACTTCATTAGACGAAGCCATTCCACGCTCAATATCCCGGTGAATTACCGGAAATACCGACTTAAATGCAAGTTCCCACGTTTCCACGATTATTCTCCCGATAGTTTGTCCTCAGCACTAATACCATTCGCAATACGATACTGCCTAAGATAAGCCAGCACATATTTTGGAGGTTGTTTCCAGTGATATACGGATGACAAGCAAACCCCCAGACTTCTCGCCAAGTCTGTAGCCGACAAGCCTTCAGGAAGCAAATTCAAATCCACGTTTCACTCGTAACAAACAGTTGTACAGACGAGATTGTATCAGACCTGCAAAATCTGCACTGTCATGATGACAGACCCTTACGACTGCAACCCCTCCGCTGCTTCGCGTACTTTGATGGCCAATTCCAGATATGACTTCACCCATCCCGGATATTCCGTATGACTCCACCGGTAAATGCTCTTGAGACTCGTCCCCGTCCTGAGCGCAAAGTCACCTTTCGTCCATCCGAGAGTAGCCAGATCCTTGTCGAACCAGTGATTCCTCTCTGGAATGCTCCCATGCTCCCAATCCTTCCAGCCCCTCTTACTCATCATCACCCTCCAGATTTCTCTTTGAATACACCAGCATCTTCAAAAACTCACCCAACCAATCCGGCTCAGGAACATGTCCTGTCGCCCATCTATTGACCGTCTGTCGACTCACTTTGAGTCTCTTGGCTAGTCTAGTTTGCCTCCATTTGAGCGCATGTAAAGCCTCGGATACGTTCATTTTGTAACACTCTGTTTATATGGGACCGGGAGGAATGTTAATACAGTGTTACATCAGACGAAACAAAATATTCTGTACCAGAAAATTTTTTGAGAGGAGGAACGATGACGACGGCGCGGACGACGGCCATATGGAACAGCGGTTCTGGGTCCTCTTTGAGTCTGCCTCCATCCTACAATTCCACCTGATTGTCACGCTACATGTAACAATCGAATGCGATTTGACATAATGAGTGTTATCAACGCATCAGAACAAGGGTAATCAGCGCAACAATCGCAACAATCGATGGTGATGTGATATGGCCCCACACATGGACGAGTGCGTAGAATCTTTGTCTACCATAGACACAATGTCCCATCATCTTCTGTCCTTTCCTGCCCCCACAAACACAAACGCCACGCTGTTTTGGCGTGGCGCTCTCTCTGCATCTCTCTCTTCACTCTCTTGTTGTCTCTCTACATATCCCTATGCCTATCACACGGCGAAAGCCTGTCACACGGGCTTCTGGCGCTTCCTAGAGGCATATTCACACACGGGATATCGCCTCTTCTCTTTGTTCTCTCTCTGCACTTGCCTACTGCGCAGCTACTCAATTGTAACAGTCCTAGGATATCTATCATGCTTACCCTATCCTAGAAGTGCAGCAAGAGCTATCCCACAACTACCGGAGAACATCATGTCTAACTATCTACCCATTGACGACTACGGCACGGAATTACACCCTGCCGCCGATATGTCCGTCGAGTCCATGCTCGCTTACATGCGCTGGCAATATGAAGGCGTCGCGGAAGCTATCGGTAACGGCCATCTGTCAGGTGAATCTGACGATGAATCCCTCCGTTACTTTGGTCTGATCCTGTAATCATCACGCGCCGCTTAGGCGCTTAGGAGAATCACATGCCGCGTCACTTCGAATGGCTCTTCTCTGATATTAGGATTATATCATAATGAATATTCGAGTAAGACTGACGCTTTCCGCTATTGCGGGAGCGTCCATCGGAGTATTAATAGCCGATTCCATTGGAATAATCCATCTTGAATGGAGCACTTGGATTATCCTATTTGGATTATTCGTCGTGTCATTTGTCGGAATGACAGTAGACCAAGGAGATCTGTAATGGAAACTGCAAAGAATATCGCAATGCTCTCTCTGCTTATGGCTATCTGGATCGTCGTCGGCATGGCGATGACGGCCTGCACGGTATCGCCTCCAATCATGCATGGCTATCCGGGTGGCAATGGCTCGCATGGCGGGCAAGCTGGCGGCTTAGGTGGACGTGGTGCAGGCATCGGAGGAGGAATCGGCGGCGCGATGGGCGGTATGGGACACGGCCATAAGTGAGACTGTTACAATTTCTCACTTTGAGAAGTTGGATGTTTAACCTATACTGGAATTGCAGTCAGGGAACAAGGGGAATGAAATGGAAACCTTCCTACATCGCCAGATCGTAATGCTGTCTCACTGTTACATGGAATACGTGCAGGAAAGCCCGCATTTCAGCAGCACGGCAGGCGGGATAGTTTCCAGATCTGCCTATGTTCGGACTGTTGACTACTCTGATGTAGTCGATGCTTGCCTAGAGGATCTTCCGGAAGGAAAGTATCTCTAGATTTTCTTAACCATGATTTAGGGGATGAATCATGAACGCACTCGCCGCACGGATGGGTAACTCTGTCCAATATCGTTCTACCACGCCGCTGTCCGATGAACAGATCATGCGCGTCGCGCCGTCTGTTTTCGCGGAAGAAGCGCACGCCTCACGCTCAGACCGCTATACGTACATTCCAACATCGCAAGTATTGGACGGCCTGCGGAAAGAGGGTTTTGAGCCATTCATGGTCGCGCAAGGCAGGACACGCATTCCGGGTAAAGCTGATTATACCAAGCATATGATGCGCTTCCGCCATGCGGGCCAGATCAACGATGCGGAAGCACAGGAGATTATCCTGATTAATTCGCACGACGGGACTTCCTCCTATCAATTGCTGGCTGGCGAGTTTGTTTTCGTCTGCTGTAACGGTCTGGTTTGCGGCAATACGATGGCCGATATCCGCATCCGTCATAAAGGCGATATCGTGTCTGATGTGATTCAAGGGGCATATGACGTAATCGATGATTTCGGCATGATTCGTGAAGTGAAAGATGAAATGAAGTCCATTACTCTGAGCGCACCGGAACGTCAGGCTTACGCGGAATCCGCCCTGATGCTGAAATATGACGGTGAAGATGCACCGATTCGCGCTGAACAGCTTCTTCGTCCGCGTCGCATGGCTGATGCGAACAACACGCTATGGTCAACGTTCAACCGCGTTCAAGAGAACGTCATCAGAGGCGGCTTGCCCGGTCGCAATGCCAATGGTCGGCGCGTCCGGACCCGTGAAGTAACGGCCATCGATTCAGATGTGAAACTGAATCGCGCTCTCTGGACTCTTGCCGAAAAGATGGCCGAATTAAAAGCATAAAGAAGGGCAGGGGCAAGGATCAGTACTTGCCCCTTTTTAACGCAAAGGGAACAAGAATATGAACCATTTCGTTGAACATTGGAAGCATGTCCCGTTTCGGCACCGATTCATTGCATCGCTGATGATTTGCGGCACGTCGTTTATAGTGTATTTCGTCACACATAACGACGTTTGGTTTAAAGCGTTCGAACTGAGCGTTGCACCGTTTCTCGACAAGGCTATTTTCGGTGCAATGGAATGATTGAAACCTTTATGGACTTTATGGCCGTGATTACTGCAATTTTATTGGTAATCGCGGTCGTTCGAGGATAAACATGAAATTCCAATTGGGCGACCGGGTAAGGATTCATCCCTATTATGCGCTTGCTGATAAGGCAGTGGATGGTACGGTCATATATATCGACCGTGGCATCCTGCATATCAAACGTGATGATGGCGAGATAGGGGCAGGCATCGGCAAGAGCTGGTTAGTCTCTGCTGATGCCTGCGTCTCCGGCCCCCAGCCGGGGGTTACGCTGCTGTCTGATGTGAAGAAGGCTGAACCGGTCAAGACGGAAGACGAAAAGCATATTGCTGGACTGTCTCCGGAAGTAATCGACATGGAAGCGTTCGATTCATTTATGCGTGAATTGTAGGAGGTCATCATGCAAGCCATTGAAGTGCAAAACGGCGTTCGCGTTCGTTTTGACGATAGCGAAGAAACGAGCGACCCTGATATTTTCACGGGAGTCATCGAATCCTCTTTAGATGGATGGAGGATTCGCATCGACCGGGTGGAAGAGACCGCGATTGGCATTGCGCGCGGAGAAGTGTGGACGCTCGGCGATATCGTTGACGAAGACGATTTAAATAAAATCACGGTCATCGGCGGAGATTACCATTACTTGCATTAGGATTTTATCATGCTGCATGGAGATAAAAGATTGGCGATGGTATTGGCAATAAATTTCATCGAAAAAGGGAATGAACCAATTCGTAAAGACCGCGTTTGACGCCTTTATGAGGGACTTGTAATCATGGGAACCCACAAGATTTATTATCACTTTACTTCTGACATTCTGCGTGATGGCTCGCCCATTCCCCCTGTAGGGAAATGGCTGGCCATCCCGAAAGAGAAAGAGATCCACATCTGCGGATGTGGATTACATGCCTCCGAGCATCCCATGGATGCCCTGAAATACGCTTCGGGAAACATGCTCCATCGCGTGGTACTGGAACAATTCGGCGAACGGGACGACGATAAAGTCGTCGCCCGTCGCCGCAAAATCATCGCCTCTGTAGATGCCATTGCGCTATTGCAACGTACCGCACGTAAATTCGCATTGGATGTTATCCACCTCTGGAAGGCTCCTGATGTAGTTAGAGAATTTCTGGAAACCGGCAATCCTGAATTAGCTGCGGCGGCGGAGGCAGTGTCGGCGGCGGCATGGGAGGCGGCAAGGGCGGCGGCATGGGCGGCGGCAAGGGAGGCGTTTACCAAGGCACAACGTGATTACTTTCTCTCGGAAGTGAATAAGGAGTTT